GATGAAATTAAAAATGCATCCATACTAATGGATAATTCAGTCATTCGACCATTCCAAGAATTGTTGATTGATTGTTTTGACCATTTACTGGCATACAATGATATTGCACTAAAGCTGTATTTTACAACATTACAACCATTAGAATTTACTGATGTAGATACTTCAATACAAAGTAAAGAAGAAGTTGAAGAAGAAACAGGAATTGAAATGTCTAAGGTTGAATTAAAAATGATTGATGGCAAAGAAGCCTATGATACTAAAGAAGAAGCTATTGCTATTGCAGAAGCTAATGGATGCGGTGGTTACCACGAACACGAAGTCGAAGGGGTAACATACTATATGCCTTGTAAAGACCACAATACAGACCTTAAAAAGCCTTGTTGGGATGGTTATGAACAATATGGAACTAAAATAAAAGATGGAAAAGAAGTTCCTAATTGTGTTAAAATGGCTACTACATTATCACAAGATCAAGAAACAAATGTAATTGGTTCATTAGAAGCAAGTGCAAATTCAATGGGTGATGAATGGGTTTTAGTAGATGAAGTTGATTCAGATTCACCTTATAGCAATGAAGATTGGGCAAATTATTTAATTAAAGAAAAGCCTAAAAGCCTATTATCTAGAATTAAAAAAGCAATTAATCTTGTTGGTGCTACTGATTATAATGTAGGAAGTAAAAATAATGGAAATGCTTATAGTGTTTTAGATTCACCTAATGGACTTTATAAAATTAGATATAAATATGCAAGGGGAATGTCAGGTGATCCATCAAAATCAAGGGGATTCTGTAAAAAGATGATGAATCTTACACAACTAGGTGTAGTTTGGCGAATAGAAGATATTGACAATGCTAGTTTTGATGCTGAAGTAAATGTTCAATTTAGACATAAACCAAGTTTACGTTATGATATTTTTAAACTAAAAGGCGGTATTTATTGCCAACATAAATGGGTTAAAATTCTTTATAGATTAGCTAGTAATACAGAAGAATCTAATAATTTAGGCAATTACAATGTTACAAAAACAATCCCACAAAAATATTTAAGAAATCCGAGGGGTTCAAAAGAAGCAGGTATTGCAACAGGAAGATTAAAAGGTAAAGGAAAATATCCAAGTTAAAAAATAAGATATGCCAACAACATTATTTATAAATAGAACAGATTTAGTCAGAAATTCCATACTCGATGGAAATATAAATACGGACAAATTCATAATGTTTATCAAAACAGCACAAATAATAGATATACAGCAGCTAATGGGAACAAAACTTTATGATGGTTTAACTGCTGCAATACCTAATATTGATCAACCTGCAAATGCAAGATGGAAAACATTGTTAGAAGATTATATTGTTGATATGCTTATTTGGTATGCACAAGTAAATTACCTGCCTTTCGCTGCATATCAGGTTAAAAATGGCGGTGTTTTTAAACATAGGTCAGAAAATAGTGAAACAGTTAGTAAAAGTGAAGTTGATTTTTTAGTTGAAAAAGCTAGAACAAATGCTGAATGGTATTCAAGAAGATTCATTGATTTTATGACATTTAATCAAACAACATACCCTGAATACAATTCAAATGTGAATGACGATATTTATCCTAGTTATGATTCAACTTTTAATGGTTGGGTACTATGAAGCTAAATCAAAAGTTAAAACATAGCTTAAAAGAAAGAAAAATAAAAAAAGAGCAAAAATTGAAAAGCTACTTAAAAAAAGCATTAAAAATAAAAACAATATAAAATGGCAACATTATTTAATACTAAAATATCAGCTACATATGAAGGTTTAATAAAAACCATTGATAATGCAGCTATTGGTGCAGCATTAAAAGAATTAACAGATGGTAAAGGACAGCAAACAGGCTTGTTTTTAAATACAGCAGGTGATTTTAAAGTAACTGCTATATTAGAATGGGGTTCATTAAAAGATACAGGAACTAATATAACGATTTCCAAGCTAGTTAATCAAGCTGATGGTATTGCTAACAATAATAATGATACAACGTTGCCTACAAGTGCTGCAGTAAAGGATTATGTTGATACTAAGTTTGCCATTACTGATACTTTAAGTGAAGTTTTAGGTTTTGGTAATACTACAGGTGGTACTAATATTGCAGTTTCAGCAAATGATGATATTACTTTTACTGATTCAAGCAAGGCTTTGTTTGGTGCATCTAGTGATTTACAAATATATCACGATGGTTCTAATTCTTACATAAAAGAATCAGGGACAGGCAATCTAATAATATCATCTAATATTTTAAAATTAGAAACAGATACAAGTGAAACATTTGCACAGTTTACAACTAATGGTTCTGTTGATTTATATTATGACAATTCAAAAAAGTTTGAAACTACTACAGCAGGTGTTACTATAACAGGTTCTGCAACTATTTCAACAATTGCTAATTCTGTACAAAACAATAATAAATATTTAGTATCTGAATCAGGAGTAATAAAATACAGAACAAATGCAGAAGTTTTATCTGATATTGGTGCAGGTACAGGTACAATGTCAAGTTTTAAAATTAGTGATAATGCATCAGGAACAAGTCCTGAAACTATTTTACAAGGCAATACAGTAAATATTGCATCATCAACAGGTATATCTACAACAAGAGCATCTAAAACAATAACAGTTGAAAATACTGATAGGGGTTCACAACAAAATATATTTAAAAACTTTTTAGTACCGGGTCAAACCACATTAACTGCAGCTAATAATAATGATAGTATTACATTTGCAAATGGTGGTAATGTTACATTAACAACACAAGCAGGTAATATAATAGGAATTGCTGTTCCAAACAATACTAATTATTTTGTTACAAGTGGGTCTTTTAATACAGGTAATGGTGAATTAACACTAACAGGTAATAATGCATCAGTTGGTGCTGTAGTGGACTTAGATGGCCGTTATGCACTTAATACTGCACTTGCAGGGTATTTACCTTTAACGGCAGGAAGTACAAAACCATTAACAGGTTCATTATATTTAGATGATTATGTTGTTCATAATGGTGATGCTAATACATTTTTTGGCTTTTCAGCTAATGATAAAATTATATTACAAGCAGGTGGCAATGAACAAGTATTAGCAGATTCACAAAATGTTTATTTAAGATCACAAGGTACAACAATCTTTTCTACACAAACAACTGGTATAAAAATATCAGGTGGTATTTTAGATAAAGATGACCAATTAGGAACAGCAGGGCAATTACTTTCTAGTACAGGTACTGAATTAGATTGGATTGATGCACCATCAGGTGGTGGTTCAGTAGGTGGTTCTGATACACAAATACAATATAATAATGGTGGTGCTTTTGGTGGTGTTACAGGTTTTACATATGACGATGCAAATGATAGGCTATATTTAGATACAACAAGGGTTGTTATAGGTGGTTCATCAAGTTTTCAAAATGGACTTACTATAAATGATCCTGCTGAATTTAGAAGTGTAGTTGAATTTGCTGATGGTAGTGCATCTGCACCAAGCATAACTTTTTTCAATCAAGGTGATGATAATACAGGTATTTTTAGAATTGCAAATGATACAATAGGTTTTAGCACAGCAGGTACAGAAAGATTTAGATTTAATCCTAGTGGTGCATTAGGTATTTCAGGTGCTAACTTTGGTACAGCAGGATATGTTTTAACATCAGGTGGTTCATCTGCTTCGCCTACTTGGGCAGCACCTGCATCTGGAATGGGTGGATCAGGAACAACTAATACAGTTCCTATTTTTACAGCAGGGACTACATTAGGTGATTCAAGAATTACACAACCTAATTCCTATCAAACAGTAATGTCAGCATCAGGTGGTATGACATTAGATGTGAAAACCAATGATGGTAATGAACCTGCACTAAGATTATTAAATTCTAGTAATCAAGGTTGGTATATGCGTTTGGATTCAGGACCGACTTTTGCAATTAAAAATGTTGGTGGTAATGTTTCAGCATTTACCATTGATTCAAGTAATATAAAACTATTAGATACAGGCAATTCTGATGGGGTTGTTTATAACAGGTCTACACACGCAGTTCAAACAACAGGTTCTTTAGGGGTTAAAATGGCTGCATCATATCCATTAGCTGTAAATGGTATTATAGCAGCATATGGCGGTATTCCTGCAGTTAGATTAGTTGCAAATGCAGGTAATCCTGCTATTTATGATATGCGTAATGATAGTGGTGTATTTGAAGTTAGGGATGTAAATAATGGTAAAGAATTATATAATGCAATTAGTACATCATCAGGGTATCATAAGTTTTTCATTAATGGTACTGAAAAAATGGAACTTAACAGTTCAGGTAATTTGGCTGTTGATGGCACAATTACAGGAACATCATATACATCACCTGCAAATGCAACATTAAAATTAGATAGTTATGGTAATACAGTAGCTGAAATAATGGGTAATGCTGCAAATAATAAAGCAGGTGCAATAAGATTTAACTGTGACCAAAATAGCCACGGTGTTACAATAAAAAGTCCACAGCATAGTGCTAATGCAACATATACATTAACATTACCTAATGCTGATGGAAGTTCAGGTCAAGTTCTTAGTACAAATGGAAGTGGTCAATTATCATTTATTACAGCAGGTGGTGGTGGTGCTACATCATTGAATGGTCTTACTGATGTTTCTATTGATCTAACAAATCATTCTTCATATTTTATTAATATACCATCAGGATTATCTAGCGCACCTAACAATGTAGTTATTGGTGAAGGTGCAGCAAATGCAATGGTTAGTTCAGGTTCTAATGTTGTTATTGGTTATAATGCTATGAAATCAGCATCTGATAATTCTAGACAAAACAATGTAATAATTGGTTCACAAGCTGTTGAATTAGCATCAAGCCAAATTTTTGATACTGTTATTATTGGTAAACAAGCAGGTTACAATATGAATAACTGCGGTACAACTACATTAATTGGTCATAAAGCAGGTCAAGAAGATAATCAGTATGGTGTAACTGCAGTTGGTCATTCAGCTAGTAGAAGTGGTAATGGTTATAATTCAGAATTTTTTGGTGTTGGTGCAGGTGAACATTCAAATGGTGAATATTGTATTGCTATTGGAACCCAATCAGGTAGAAATTTAGACGGTGCTTATTCTATTGCCATAGGAAACAGGGCAGCTAGTAACAATGATGCAATAGGACATATTTCAATAGGTCGTGATGCAGGTTATAGTAATACTTCTGCAATTCAAAATGTTAATATAGGTCATTATGCAGGTACAAGTACAAGCACAAATGGAAATAGGGTAATAATAGGATATGAAGCAGGTAGATACAATACAGGTGTTGCCAATACATTTATTGGTGATTCTAGTGGTATTGGTGTTAGTGGATCAAGCACAGGTTTTTACAATACAGCAGTTGGTCAAAATTCTTTATTTTCAGTTACATCAGGTTCTTCTAATACAGCAGTTGGTAGAAGTGCAGGTAATAGTATAACAACAGGAACACAAAATTCAGTTTTTGGATATCAGTCAGGTAGTTCTATTGTAGGTGGTTCTAACAACACATTTTTAGGTTATCAATCAGGTAATAATTTAGTTAGTGGTACTAATGTAACTGTTGTGGGTCATTCTGCATCAGCAAGTTCATCATCAGCAACAAATGAAATAACATTAGGTAATGCAAGT